CGCTCGACGAGTGTGGTCGATCCATCCGTTGCCGTCCAAAATGACAAGCGTCCCGGCAGATCACCAGCACCTGATGTCTGATCCATCTCGGCGAGTATCTCGACCACCTTATTTTCTATGCCACCTCCGTCATCTGCGTAAAAGGTGACTTTACCAATGTCATCACCACCGTTGACGGTAAGGCGAGAGGCCGCCATAGAAGCCGAACGAGACTTTGAAAACGACAGACTACCCGCCACATTGTCGTTGCCCCATTCGGAGATAAGCATTTGGGCACCCGCACTGCTGGCGATTTCGCTCTTGTATGTTGCCACCCCTCCCACCGTACTAATAGAGGTCAGGCCAATCATTAAATCTGCGCTAATAGTCGTGTCACCAGTGACTGCAAAGGTTCCACCAGCTACGGTCAAAGCCGCAGTAGAGTGGGTAATCTTCATATTGGCGTTATCGAAGTTGATAATACCAGCCGCCCCTAAGTGTAGGTCGTTATATCCAAGAGCCGAAGTTCCTAAGTCCAGGCCAGCGTCAGCAATGGGGTATAACGCAGTGGCATTTAGAGTCAACTCCGCTGTATTGTTTATTTTGAAATCAATTTCGTTAGCTGTGCCGAAATCAATAGCAGTTTCTGAATCTTCACCGATTATTAGATCTGTGGCGTAGATAGAAGTTATCGTTGTCTGAGCAGCCGTAATCGCTACATCATTAGCATTGGCCGTAATACCATCTCCACCAATTACATTAACCGTAGCAGCCCCAGACGTAGCACCTCCAGTTAAACCAGTACCCGCTACAACACTAGTAATATCACCAGCTCCAGAAGCTTCTGCTCCAATGTCACTGAGTACTTCTGCGCCTGTGCGAAAATCAACATTACCACTGCCATCGAGTACTAGAAATTTATCAACATCACTACCTGCATTAGACACACTACCCACAGTCAACGTACTCGCAGTAGTAACACCTCCACCGTCAGCGATAGTGATAGCATCATCACCGTCTGTATATGCGATCTTTGTAGTCTGGACCTCACCCGGAACATTGATACCAGCTGCGGCATCCAGGATCTTCATATTCGTAGCATCACCATTGTCGGTAAATACCAGATCCTTACCATTGATCGCTAACTTAACAGTAACATCTCCACTATTGCCCTCGGTGAACCTTAGCACTTCCGTTCCAGCATCCTTAAACACAAAGATACCAGTGTGTGCATCGAGCGTCAGCGCATCACCAGAATCCACTATAATAGGATTAGCCGCAATCGTAACTCCAGTAGTGCCGTCATGTGTCAGCGTAGCATCGGACCCTACACCCAGTGACAACACAGAAGAGTCAGTAAGTAGCTTAACGTCATTACCTAGAATAGCATCCTTCGCTACACTAAGCCCACCATCCGTCTGCAACGACCCATCAGTAGTATTCGTAGCGTCAGTGTCATCCTCAGTCTTCAAGATACCATCAAATGTACCTGCACCATCAGTAGTAATAGTAGCTCCGGCTGACCCAGTACCCCCACCAAACGTACCAGCAGCAGTACAAATCAAACTCGCTAACGTAGTAGCCCCTGCACCTAGAGTACCAGTAACAGTAGCATTATCCGCGATAGTAGTCTCAGACGTAGTATGTCCAATCGTAACCGCTATACCACTAGTCTCAGTTGCGACTTTTAATGCTCCCGTAGCATTAGTAATATAACTATTACTACCATCATGGTAAAGGGTAAGATCGTCACCAGTACCCAATAGTAACTTATCACTATCACCTATATCAAACGCACTAGCTCCATCTACTGTCACACCTCCAGTTACCGTAAGATTCCCACCTACGGTCGCGTGCCCAGCAATTGCAGTAGTCGAGCTCGCTACAGTAGCGTGTGGCGTAAGTGTAAGTTGGGTAACATACGTACCCTTAGAAGCCAGATCATTACCAAAGGTTAGTACACCCGCAGATGCCGCTAGATTAACTTTCCACGCATCACCCGCGTCATCTCCCTGGTCTGCCTTAAGTACTATAGCTAAAGGCGCACCTTCTACACCTGTGTCAATGCGTAGTGCATCGTCAGTAGTCTCGTCGTATCTTATTTTAATGTCACTATCTGTGCCAAATATAAGATCGACATCGTTAGTCATTGTCAACGCACCAGAGTGTGACCTAGTGCCCGAAACAGTCTGATTAGCATTAAGAACACTCACACCATCAGACGATGTGGTATCTACATTGTTTGTGTCTATCTGACCTGAGATGAGCGTGAACAGTTGATCTATGTCAACATTCCACTCACTTTCCGTAGGTTTCTCGCCAGATACAAACGAATGCGATCTAGTTATTGAGCCCATTACTGCTCCTTTTGCTGTTGGTTGTATCGTTGTATGTGATCTAAAGCAGTGTACATAGAAAATATAAAATTAGGAGAGTCACCTAAAGTCTTACCTATAGGATGCTGATGCATAGCGCGACTAACAGCAGTTAGATAATCTCCAAATCGTTGTTTTAATCCAACAGTAGCAAGTATTCTACCTACAACTTTAGGACTAGTAAAGGGTATAAAAAGTAACATTGCAGGGTTAATCACAGCAGCTCCGGCGAATATACCTTGAGCCGCACTTACGGCACTTCCACGAGCTACAAGAGATTTAGGAGGTACACGTCTAGCTATCAAACCAGCAATAGGAGCGGACAACGCATCTCCAGTTAAAGCCTCTACTTCGTCTATAAAACCTTTTTTCAATACATCGTTTTCTAAAGCTGACACATAAGAGCCTATAGCCGCATCTTTAGATTTATCCCCTACACGGTAAGCCGCAAAGTCATTGCGAAGTCTACTATTAATCTTAGATAGTTCTTCTTGCGTATCTAAGATTTTATTTAATCCAGCACGCCTTTTAACTACAGCATCACTAGCATCTACACTATCCATAGTTTCGTTAAGTGCCTTACGTACCGAACTATACAAAGCCGTACTTATATTCGACATGGGAGCTGAGGCATTACTAAAATTAGTTTTAAAATCGCCCACAGAATGAAAGTCTAAACGTGTTGCTTTCTCTCCCATAAACCCTGTTAGATAACTTGTTAATACTTCAGGGTCAAACAAATCAGCACTTATAAAATCTTTTATGTACTGATCAAAATCCTCAAACCCTGTATTTTTATCCACCCTAAAACCCACCTTATGCTTAAGTCTTAGAGGTATATCAGGATCAAGCGTAAGATTAGGGCTTAAACCTTCAACTTCGATGTCCATCTTCCTTAGATCTGCAATTAATTTTTGCTTAATACTTGTGTGTAAATTAATCAACGCTCCTGGAGTTTTGCCTAAATCGGATGTTATTACATTTTTAATATTTTCAGAATTAGCAGTAAGTAGATCACTATACCGATTTTCTAAACTTTGTATATGACCAAAAATTCTAGCTTCATCTTGAAATCCTCCAAGATCTGTTTGTGCATCTCTAAACAGTCTGTAGGGAGTGTGTGTATCTAATTCATTTAATATAGCGCCTTGATGTTCAAGCACGTCATCAATAGACACCCCATCAGGAATTTCACCGTTTCTTAGTTTTGCGTTATTTCCTGGATTAGTTTTATCTTGAATTTTAAAATCACCGAATATATTTTTGGAAAAACTAGTGCCAGCAGCTGCTCGTTGCTTACCTGACAATCTACCTGCAGCATACATAGCTCTTAACGATTGCACAGGCATACCTGTAGTAAAGTCTAACATAATTAAGCCTGCTTCGCCTATACCCGAAGCTAGAGCTTTGCCACCTTTAATTGCTGTAACTCTAGCTAAAGCCTCTATAGGATTACCCAATGTACTACTAGCTTTTGAGATCTTGTTAGCCATGCGCGTAGTTATCATGCCAGTCTTAGCGCCAACCTGTGCCGCCGCTTTACCTGCTAGGCCCATACCTGGAGCAACTTCTAGCCCTAGTCCTACAGGATCTTGATAAGCAGTACGCTTAAGAGCTGAAAAATCACCCTGCATTATGTCCGAAGGTGATCCATATCTTTCAGCCATCCCTGACATTATACCTTCAGGCCCAGCTTCGTATATAGCTTTCGCAGATTCTACAGGGCTAGAAAGCATATTTAGAAATCCAGAAGCTACGTTAGTAGCACTAGGCACGATATTATCTGCCAGACCTGACATATACTCCTGGCTAAATACATCCATTTTTGCAGGATCTTTAGTCGAAGTATCTGCAGCTCCAAGACTATAATACCTAGAATATCCACCCATACTGCCTTGAGATCTAAGTATTTTTAACGATTCTTCTATGTCACCTTGAGTGTATACATCTCTAAGTCTAGAAGGCTCTAGGTTTAGATCTGAGGGTTTTATAAGCATTTTTTTATGACTCCTTTCTATTGCCCTGTCCATATTCTACTATTTGGATAAGCTATACGTTCAGCCGATCCTGCAGGTAAGCCTAAACCAGTACCACTACCTAAACCCGGGTAAGGACCGCCAGATAATCCACGAGATCCACCTCCCCCTAATAACCCTGAAACACCGCCTCCGCCACCTCTACCTCCATAACCCGTCATTACAGGACCTTGACGAAATGATTTGCCAAACAATAAAGTTCCGAGTGCTATATTTGCCGGACCCATATCTCTAAGCTCTCTTGCCAGACCTTGAGGCGAAGTAAGATTTCTTACATTTTGCATGTTAGCAGGCCCAAATAGTGCTTCGTTAAGAGCGCGTGCTGGATCATCATACCCGTAATGCTTAGCATATCCTGTCATAGTTTCATACGCACCAGCACCTAGATTATGTAATCCTGCTCTTACAGCATCTAAAGGAGGACGCACTCCACGCGCGCCATAATCGCTTGCTGTCCTACGAGGCACCGCTCCTTGCGTATCCTCTTGACGCCGTATCATAGCACCTGGAGGATTATCAATTGATAACGCACTCAAGCTCTGTCCTGCTGTTTCTGCTAGATCACTAACATTATCCATTACAGTAGGACCTTCGAGAACTTGGCCCCAATAAGCATTGGCATCACGATTCCTAATTTCCGCCTCATCTTCTACACCTTCTAATAATTCCTTAAAAGGCGTCTCCATATCAGAGGGAATCGCGTGTTCTTCGCCTCGCCATGCCGCAGCATTTAGCATTTTCTCAGCAGCTATATAATCAGCCTGTTCCTCTGCTTCGTTCTTGCTGACTCCAAACGGATCTCCTGACTGATCGCCCAAGAATTGACGCATATGCTGATCTGAGATATTTTTAAACGTATTATACGCATCTTCTCTGCCTGTCCATCCAAAAGCATTGGCTACCAAAGGCTTAGCATAACCTCCAGCATATGCTTGTGATCTTGACTCTACATCAGCATATAAATGTTTTAGTGCGTTTTGTTTTAGTGTTTCTGTGTGACCCACTAGTTGGAACGCAGCCTCTGGTGAAATAGATGCTACTTCACCATTACGGAAAGCCTCTATTCCTATAAACGCTTGCTTCATATAATTATCTAAACCACTTATTATTCTATTTATATCTGCTTCATGCACAACTCCATCATCCATTGTGCGTTGGTATAAATTAAATACCGCATTAGCTGTAGCTCTGTTTATTTTATATCCTGTGAGCTTACCAGCTTCGTCATAGATCTCATTACCATCAACAAGAGCTAATATGTTATCGGTTGCATTTATAAGTTTAACGCCACGTTTCCAAGGCTCACTACCAAGCAGATCGGTAGTAAAGTCTGTAGATATTTTCGCGTGGTTTTCTGCCACATTAAAGTTAAGCTTTGCAGTGGCTGCAGATTTGTCTGCGCTTATTCTTGCGGCTTCGCGTAACGCTTCTTGGTCCTGCTGCACTTGGAATTTATAAAGTTGCGTGTATGTCTGCTTCATGGCACTACCAGCATTTGCTACACGCTCTGAATATGCTGACTTAAACGCCATGTCAGAAGATCCACTAAACAAGCCACCTAATTTAGAGTCTTGTTCTGTAGCGTTTTCCCACGCTGTAGTTGCATTTATACCACGTAACTGAGCAATCCTGTTTTTTTGAGCCTCTACCTCACTGCCTATAGTATAAGGCTCATTTGTTTCGGGATCAATCGCACCAAGCATCCCGCCAGTATTAACATTAGCAATATGCATTGACGCAGCTTGTTCACCAGCTCGCGTTGCTTTTGCTTCATTGTAATCCTGCATCTTCATCAGAGTATCAGTAGCTTGGCTTGCGTAGCCTAGCCCCTGACCTACACCCCGTAGAGCTTTTGACCACCCTCCTGATTCATACGCAGGAATCACAGGTAGATCAAAGTCTACGGGTTCGGCTTGCATATTTGAACCTGTTAATAGGCTGAAATAATTAGCACGTTTAACTGATTGTTTTTGAGCCGCTGCGATACGCTTACGCGCATCTTCTTGCATTTGGGCAACTTTATTTTGATATTTTACTCTATCTTTGTTCTCAAAATAGTTGCCTATGCCTGAGACTACTTGACTGCCAAAAGCTACAGCGCTAGGCACCCAAGGATCTATAGATTGTATTTTAGCCATATAGGTCTATTCTTTCACAATGTGAATTAATGGAGCTTGTATGTAGGAGATTACTTGGGTTTTCACCTTATCGTCCATAGGGGATTATCTTGCCATAAGGATCGATCATTACCGTTACCTTCGCCGGTCTCTCCACCGGCTCCATTAGGGTCCACACCAGCAGGTGTCCTAATTCCTGTTGATAACATGCCATAAGGATTAAACATTTTATCGCGTTCTTCTGGGGTAGTTGCCCAACGATGACCAGTCTCACTCTCATTTATAGCTAGATCACTTTCACCTTCAAGTCCTAACATACGGCGTACAATCTCTGCTTCTCTTTCCGAGGGTGAATAATCGGCAGGCATATTCTGCATCATACCTATTGCGGTTCGTTCTTCTTCACGCCTATACCTATCAGAATCTTCACCTGCTAATCGACTCTGGAGTGTGTCGCCATAAGCAGCATCTTGACCCTGGCCTCTACCATACAATTCAGCAGTAGCTAAATCTGTACGCCGACGGTCTTGTGTTCTACCAGCCTGTCCTGCAGCTACACGCTCCTCAAGCTCTCCACGTCCAAGCTCCTGCCTAAGACCTAAGTCTTGTGATGCTAGTGATGTCTCACCCTGACGCCGTGATGCAGATCCATAAAGCTCTTCACGCGCCAAGCCACGATTCGCCTGACCTTCCCCAGTTGTAACACCACGATCTAATGCGCGTTCACCTCGCTCGAACGTACGGCCAGCAGCAGCTTCACGTGCCGCTAGAGTTTTTCCGCCTTGACCTTGGCCATACATTTCAGTTTCTGCTATGTCCATACGTCTAGACTCTTGGCCTAGACCTCGTTCCCCAAGATCTCTACGAAGCGCTAAATCTTCGCCTTGTAAGCCTCTCGAAGCCGCTGCTTCTCTAGCTGCAAGAGTCTGACCTCCCTGACCTCTACCATATACTTCAGCCTCTGCAAGTCTACGACCAGCTGCGCCCGCTGTTCTAGATTCTGCTAATTGACCTCGACCTACCTCTAACTGGCCTCGGCCTAGTTCACCACGAAGTGCTAAGTCTTCACGTGATTGTGTCCTAGCTATACTTTCCTCACCTTGCCTACGTGTAGCAGTACCATATAATTCTTCGCGTCCTAAACGACGTTGTTCAGCAGCCATACCCTCACGCGATGTAATATCAGCACCTGCTAATTCTCCACGTTGGTCTAATTCTTGCTGACGTAATGCACGATCTCTACCTGCTTCTGATGCGCCTAGAGTACTCTCTCGACCTCCAGCAACTTCTCTATAACCATATAATTCTTCTCTGGCTAAACCTCTCTGTAGATCTGCTTGTGTAGCAGCTTGCTCTAGTTCCTGAGATCCTAGCGTACCTCCTGCATAACCAAGTCCTGACATTTGTTCTTCACGAGTCATAGCGCGTCCATATAACTGCTCACGATCTAATGCTCGTTGCTGGTCTGCCATCGCAGATCTCTGCGTAAGTTCACGTTCTGCTAGACCTCGCTGTGATACACCAGCACGATCCATCTCGTCTAATCTACGAGTCTCAGCAGCTATATCAGCCGCCTGGCCTGAAGATGCTAAGGTTTTAGCTCCACGAGCGCGATCCTCGGCCGAAGTAACCCCACCATACAATTCTTCACGCGCTAATTTCCGAGCTTCATCTGCTTGTACTCCCTGAGCTTCAAGCTCAGAAGCTCTCATTTGCATTTGAAATTCACGGTCTCTTGTAGATTCAGTCTGCTGAAACTCCCGACCTTTAGCACCCTCTCCAAACTGAGCTTGCTGGAGATCTGCTCTAGACTGACGTTCAGCAGCTCCTTCCGAAGTAGCTAAGTTATATTGCTGTTGTGATTGTATAGCTCGTAGCTCTCTGTCGGACTGAGATTCACCTACACGAGCTTCACGTTCTAGTTTTGCTTCGTCAAATTGACTTTGCTGCAAACCACTCGTTGCAGTACGATCTAATGCAGATTCGCTAACCCTTGAAGTACGCTCCGCAGTTTGCTGGTTAATCTGAGCTTGACCCAATATAGCTTGTAAATCACGATCTTCTCGCTGAGCTTCTCGTGCTAAGGTATCTTGATCACCTATTTTACCTAGAGCTTGACCTTCTTGTAAGGCTAACGATTGAGCCGCTAGGGTATCTTCCTTATCCGCGCCATACCTACCTGTAAGTTCAGCTTCGGCTAGACTCCTTTGGAGAGTGGCCTTTTCATCAAAAGTACCCGTAATTCCGGCTTGTTGAAAACCCTCTTGTACACCTTGAGCTCTACGAGCTTCAGTTTGCCTTGTTGTATCATCGCCTCCAAGATCAGTGCCAAATGTCTGCGCTAATCCAGTACGGTACGATAAATCCTGACGTTGCTGATCTAGTGTCCTATTACCATCGTATATACCAGTCAACGCACCACGCTGCATGCCTTCTTGAGCTAACGCAGACCTCTCAGACTCACGTTGCTGATCACGCCTTATAGCATCCTGAGACAAAAACTCCCTAGTACCTAAATCCCTAGAGAACTGTCCCATACGATCAGCTTCGTTCTGCTGCCTACCTGCTAATCCAGCCTGTTGATTAGTCCCATACAGCCCAATCCCTTGCTGTATAGCTTGCCCTACACCAGCATCTCGTTGACCCTCAAACTGAGCATCTATGGATTGCTGACCTCTAAGTACACCAGACTCAAATTCACCGAACTGCGAAGCCGTAGCTCCACCACCACGCAACACTCCAAGCCTATTCAAACGCTCAGATAGATCCTTACGCGATTTCGAGGCTTGATCTTGGTAACTTCCCGAAGCAGCTTGACGGCGTTTCTCATATGGATCTCCCGTCAATCTACCAGAGATAGCACTTTCTAACTGTCCTCCAAAACTTCCTGTAGCCATTAGTGTACTCCTAGCTTACGTACAGTTTCATTCCCGATAGGTTTATACATCAACATCGAGCGGCGCACTGTAATAGGTTGATCTAAGGTACTATTCTCATATCTTATCTGACTCACAGGACTATACCCATGCAAATCAGTATCATTTACAAACGCTGTAGTTGACGATCTAATACTCGAAGACCCTATAGTAAACGCGGTTTCCAAAGCATCCGTAGGATCTCCAACCTGAAACGTATCACCTTTTGTAACAATCCCTGGACCCGTCTGATACACCGATGTATCATATGCTACGTCAGCAGCATTGAACTCATGCCTAGCGTATAACCATCTAACTCTTGTAGCCACGGACACAGGAGGCGTAGCAGCAGTAGTAGCTTTAACGGTAAAAGTTGACGTAGAGTCATTGGTACCTGTGTTATGTTTGTACAAAAAGCCATCAGCATTCCCTCCTAAATGTGGCAGATCTTCAAAATACGCGCCACAAATACGAGTGTTCTGTGTATACACACCTACCCATTGACGTAATTTGTAATTCCACACTAAAGCGACATTCATATACTGCTGATTAACACCATACGGTACCCAGAACCATACTTGATCGTCTGAAGTCACTAAATGCGCAAAACTATAACTTAATCTGTCTTTATTAATATTATCCCAAAACTCTGAGCCATCAAAATTACCTGATATCTTCTGCGGTGGTTCAGAGCCTCCCCATTCGTATATACCATCACGCCGCATAAATAACTGATTACCATATTCCTCTGTTATTAGGCTACGTCTAGATATAGTCCCTCGGTCTGCACGTCTTTGTCTACTATATGGTATGTCAGCATTACCCGTGGGAAACAAACCCCAGATGCCATCCTCATTATGGAGACCTAGGAAGCTCTTAATGGGAGCTGCACCTGTGATCTGACCATCTGTGATATAATAATCATTAGCCCCAAATGATGTTATATCTGTGGTTGAAGAGTAATGAGCTAATCGCTCACCTTGATTGGTACTGACATACCAAAGTCTATTATCCCAGAATACAGCCGAATCCGCAGAAGTAACCCCACTAGATCCCATACCTGCGGCTGCTATATTACCCCCTGCAGCAGTCCACTTAATAGGTGCATCGTTACCTATACCATTGACTCCTATTAACGTCCCACCTGCATTAGCAGTAACCCAATACTTATCTATATGTGCTGTAATAGTAATCGAGGCTGTACGATCTGTCCATGTGCCATCTACATCCTCATAGAGCTTAGTGCCTGCAATTATAAACACCGCACTTGAAGATGCCGTAAATCTCTGTTTGCCCGTAGCTACAACAGACGGAGGACCAGACAAAGCACTAGATATGTACTTCGCTGTCCCCCGCCGAGTATTCAATGATCCTGCGTTATCCAGGTACATATTCTCAATCCTAGACAACACATTAGGTGCTAGATCAATGGCAGGGACAGAATAATTTACTGTCTGCCACGGGCCAAATTGAATACCTTCCGCTTGTATCGCCATTAGGAAGCTACCTGTAATGAGCCTTCTTGAACCACGAAACTAAATTGACCGGGCCTAGAATCTCTACGCCCCATACGGAATTTGCGATCTGAACTAAAATTACGATTGTACATTAATCCTGTTTGTACGTAGCTTTGTTTATACTGGTTTTCTTTGATCGCTCCATCAGCATCACCCTTCTCAGAATGATACAGTTCTGATATACCATGCATTATAGCCGCTTGAAACCATACAGGAGCGTATATATCATAGTCAGTAGTAAGATTAGTAGTCGTTATATCAGGCACGTTAGCTACGTATTCGTAAGTAACCGTAGCCGTGGAGTCTGGCTGAGGATACAAAGTAACCTGAGTTTCACCTACAGAGGACTCGTTCACACCACTGTAGAACAAAAACCTAGGATCGCCAGTTTCTGACCTGTCTATGTCTAGCTCGTCTATATAACTCTCAGTTACGATTTTAATCGGATTATCATTAGTTGTGTCTTTAAAATGCCTAGTATGGGCTACATCAGATGCTAGATCATACTCAGACGTACCAGAAGACGTACTAAACGTACCTTGCTTATGCCTAAATACCCAAGGCATAGACAATAACTCTGCCATTGTCATATTTGCATAATCTATAGCATTATCACGATACGTTTGATTAGTAACCGTCAAACCTGCGCGTCGTAATGCTATGTCTAATATAGTCTGTGGAGTCATAATTACTCACTCGCGGTTAGAGCCAAAGCCTCAAAATCTTCATCGTATTCAACACCCGTGCTACTTACCTGATCTCCTTCGAGCCATTTCTTCTGCCATAGTGCTACAGCACGTTCGCCTTTAAGTGCGATTGCTTCTGGAGCTACAGGCACAAAATTCTCACCGTGATACGCTTCTCCAAAAGTACGCATATTCTGGAGCGCATCAATATTACCCTTACGCCGTTTCTTAGTGACCGTTGATACACCAAGAGCTTTAGCCATAAGACTCTTAGTTTCAGCAGACGACCCCTGGATGAGCTGTACTAGTGCATCCGCGGTAAGCGCGTCTTTCGGGACAGCACTGTCCGTAACGGGTTTGGTAGTTTCAGTTAGTTTATTCATTTGGATTTAGGTTTAGTCTTACGCTTAGTAACAGTTTTTCCTGTGGACTTAGCGTAGGACTTGGCAGCTTTCTGACCTGCCTTGGAATATGAGAACTTCTTACCACCTACTTTAGGCATTTGTAAGCTCCTTAGTTAAGGTGAGGACACCGCCTCGATGCCCTCACCCTAGGATTAAGTGTTCTATACAGCGCCAAGGCGCAAGTATACACTTATATACTCACCAGTAGCGGCAATCTGAGCGCAGATGCCAATCAAAGGTTCTGTATAAGCATCTTGCAACTGACAAGCACCAGAGGTACCATCCCCAAGCGTTAAATTATCACCAATAGCAGGTACAGCAGTGCCATTAGTTTCCATTAGCACCGCAGCAACTCCAGACGTTTGAAACCATCCGTAGTAACCCGAAGTGAAAGCGACCGGGCTAACGCCAGCGACCAGCATATCAGTGGCAGTAGCACTTACCAACTTATTATATTGATTACCAGAGATAATAATATCAGAAGCGGTAGTCAAAGCAACTTTAATCGGGTCATAAAGCTCAAAGTCAACATCATTTGTTACCGTAGCAGATGTTGCGCTATTGCTCTTGATGCGGTACTGAATACCTTCGCCAACACCCGTTGTAGGAGCAGTCAATATCTGAAGATAGCCTCCTGCAAACTGATTTGCGTCTATTGACGCTATTTCAATCTGAACCTTCAACGAACCTGCGGCTGGGCTGTAATCACCCGCTGCAGCTTGTACTTTATTCGCCAACTTAACGTGACACGTAGCTGATACGTCTGTCGCAACCAAATAACCCGCAGGAATTGCAGCTGCAGTTACGCCATACCTAAAAGTACGTCCATCAGCTAGCTCTAGCTTTTCCCCTAAGGCAAACTTAGCCGTAGAAGATTCATCGTAAATACTCTGACCTGCTTTACTTCCAATTCCAGCACCACCAATACGATTAGCACCGAAGTTATGATTAAGATACGACATTTTAAATTCCTTTCCCTATGGGCAGGGCTAAACCTCCATTGGCTTGGAGGCAGGATATTAGGTTAGCGCAGTGGCGACACCATGACGCCGTGCGTTGTTGATAACAAGCTGACAACCAAACACGATATACGCAACCATCGCGAACTGATTAACAGGTTCCTTAAACGCCGTCTTCGCAAAGTTCTTACCCTGCTGTATCTTCAACTTCAGA